GTCAGTCTCGTAGATAATCTGTCCGAGGTACGGGTTGGTGGGTCGGGTGGTCGAGGTGCAAACCCCAGGCTTTAGCCCTGTAGCAGACGACGAAATACTCACAACAACCCCACAGCCGTAATCTGTCGGTCAGCAAAAGTAACAGCACCACCAACATTGGTGCGCCCATATTGAATACCAAATGTGTTAGAGCCAGGGGTCAAACCTGTCACAATAAAACTCCCATTAATATACTGGTCACTGGTATTTGACGACGGTCTGCCTGTTGACCAATAACTATTGACACCGATTGTGCTTGCTCCCGTAACGACAACGCCAAGGTAAAACAACTGCGTTGATGTGACGGAACAAACAACCCGTGATTGCAAGGTAACCAACGCCTTTGTCCCCGTCGTGAGCGTGACAGTAGGAGCCGTACCACCACCCGTGAGAGCAACCCAAGGGTTCACATCAACTGTGCCTGACGTGTCGGTTCGGGCAGACACCTCGGTTACGCATACCCAGTTAGACCCGTCATACACAGTCTTGATGCCAGCAGGGATAAACGTAGAACCACCCGTAGCAGCAGGGGCAGTAGGTGCTGTCAAATACACTTCCAAGCCCTCGTACGGAGTCGGGATTGCAGCGTTACGGGCTGCTTCATTCGCATACGTTTTTGTTGTGTTGATAACGATTTCCCACAACGCACCAGTCCACACCCGAATCAGGTCCGTGTCAGTCTCATAAATAACCTGCCCCTCAAAAGGGCTGGCAGGACGAGTCGTGCTGGTGCACACCCCAGGACGGGCAATCGCAGAGGTCGGAACATAGTTAGAGATGGGCATCAGTAGTTGCTCGCTTTAATGATGTAGTTCATAACCATCGTCGGCTGCACGTTGTTGTGCGCCCCACCGCCACCCGTGTTTTGGTTAGTTGCGGTAGTAGCAATGTTGGTTGCTGTTGCGTTTGCTGTTGATGTGGAAGCATTAAATGGGCTGTACAGAGCGTTCCCCGCAGTCAAACCGGCAATAAGTTGCCCGCTGTTAGTGACGAATCTTGTTTCGTTTCCTGGTCCGTGGCTATGGGCGTTTTGGGTGTGGTTGTGCGAATCTTGAACGTGCGTATGGCTTGGCATCTCTGCCGAGGTCAGCGTATGCGTTTGGGCACCACCACTAGCCCCCAATGTTGTCCCCGTAATACCGGAACCACCTGAAGTCAAACGGTTGGCGGCAGTCCCACCCATGTCGTCTTCGCCAGCAACAACACGACCACGAAGGTCAGGAACATTGAACGTGGTCGAGCCATCGCCAGAACCATACGTTGTCCCAATAACAGCAAACAACGAGCCATAATCCGTGCGAGACACCGCCTGCCCGCCACACAACAACCAGTTCGCAGGAGCAGAAGGACCCGCATACGGCATCACAACACCAGGAGGCAACGCCCCGATAGTGCCGCCAATACCGTTAGAAACCCCCATCAGACTTCCTTCTCCCAACCCACAGCAGTCACAGTCACAACCGACCCAGTATCCGCATACCCGAACAACTGCTCAGTCGCCGTCATCGTCAACGCCGTATCCCAAATAATCGTGTCACCACCAGCAATCGGCAACGCAGAAAAAATCCGGTTCGCAGCCGTCGCAGCCGACCCCACCGCCAAATAAAAGATTCTGTCCGAACCATCCGTGTTGCAGATAGCGAACTGCTTGATAACCCACACCCTTGCCGAAGGCACAGCCGAACCGACCGAAGCGTTAGCGTTCGTCAAAGCAACCGGCCCGACAAGCCGTTTCTCAGTCCTGTCGCCTACAGCCATGTCATGCTCCTACATCTGTCGTGATAATCGCCGTGAACTTCGAGTCGTTCATCGGGTCGGTGGATGCTGTCGTGTTCACCCATTTGCTCAACGTCGCATTGTACACAAGGGCTTGGCCCGTCTGAGGGCCTGAGATAGCGACATCGGTAGCAGCAGACAAGGTAGTGAAACCTTGCGGTCCCTGGGGGCCTTGCGCTCCAGTAGCACCCGTCGAACCTTGGGGACCTGTAGCACCCTGGCTTCCAGTGGCTCCTTGCGGGCCTTGCGTCCCCTGGGGACCCTGAGGCCCCTGCGCCCCCTGCGGGCCGATGTCACCCTGGGGACCCTGCGAACCAGTAGCGCCTTGCGCTCCCTGCGGGCCAGTAGCACCCTGTGGACCCTGCGGGCCTTGAGCACCGATAGCCGAGATGACGAACAGCATCGGCTGGTTGTTCGGGAAACTGTACGTCGAAGTGACAAGGGTGACGGGAATCTCGATGTAGTCCGTCTGCACGACAGGGGCCGACGAGACAGTCCATTTCTGGTAGTTCGTGTGCAAAGACTTGTCTTGGAGAATGATTGTGTCGTTGGCTTTGATTGTCGCCAAGAAGATGTCAATGTCGTAGCCGTCTTGGTCGGTGTGGCTGACGTTGATTTGTGTTGCGAAAGACTGGCTGGCGCTGTTCCAAATGATGAACCCAGACAGCGGGTCGCCGCCGATAAGCGACGTTTTGGCTAGGTAGTCATAGAAACTTGCCGACTGCCCATCCGAACCTTGCGGGCCTTGCGCTCCTGTTGTTCCTTGTGGGCCTTGGGCACCTTGGGGTCCTTGTGGTCCGGTAGCGCCTTGAGGCCCCACATCACCTTGCGGGCCTTGTGCCCCCTGCGGGCCTTGCGTACCTTGCGGGCCTTGCGTACCTTGGGGTCCGATGTCTCCCTGTGCGCCTGTTGCTCCGGTCGATCCTTGTGGGCCAGCTACTCCTTGCGGGCCGACATCTCCCTGAGGCCCTTGCGGTCCCTGAGCGCCGGTAGGGCCTTGTGGCCCTGTGGCACCTTGTGGACCTTGCGAACCTTGAGCACCTTGCGGGCCGATATCGCCGTGGGGGCCTTGAGAACCTGTCGCTCCCTGCGGGCCCTG